AGTTTTCATGCTGCATATCCTCCTAATAACGTCATAATTCTACCAAAATCAGCTTGTCCTTTGCTTCCGGGGCTAATGGAAACACGACTAAAGCTTACTCAAAATAGTATACAGATTTTATGGGTTTGTGTCAATTAAAAATTACTATGATTTTTGCCTTTGTAGATAATGTATTTTACCTTTATTTTCCATTTAGTAAAAAAACTAAATGCTCAATTTTAAGTGCCAAACCAGGTTCCTGTAACAAGCCGATATAATAGATACAATACTAAATCAAAAAAGCCATAAATCAATATTAAAGACTAATATGCTCAACAACCATATAATTATTAAATAAGATGCTTGCCTAACATAATGTTTTCTTTGTGTAGTATATTCTATTCGTTTAATCTCTTTAAGATTATATGCTCGATATTCTAATAAGTGATTATGTATATTAAATGATAATAATACATCTAATAGTACAACACCTAAGAGTATGCGTTCCGATATAGTAAACTGAAAGAAATCAACGGAGCCAATAAAGTAAGATGATACTATGAATGCTAACGAAAACAAGATATTAACAAGGCTCACCCAATTATACCAAGCATAATCCCGACCTATTGTATAAGTTACAAAGCCATATTTTTTTAAGATTTCCAATAATACTTTTATAAGAAAATATATAAGAAAAATAATTAGAGATATCATCATTATAAGATGACTAAATGATATATTTTCGATATATGATAATAAAAACATATTCTACCAAAGTACCTCTTTAATTAAAACGGCCAATACTTTCTAGCTTTCTCTCTGCTGCAGAAGAAATATTCTATATTTACTTTCATTTAATTGAAAAATCTAAATAATCAAAGATTAAGTACCAAACCATGTCCCTGTAACAAGCCGATATAATAAATACAAAACCATTATTAAAAACAATATCCCACTAATAAGCCTAAAAATCAATATCATAATTGGGCTTTCATTGTAACTGTTATCAGGAGAGTATAAGCCCAATAATAAAGGATTATATATGCCGATTCCAGTTACAATGAGACCAAATATACAGACATAAAACTGTGGATCAATATTTCGAAAAAATCTAATTAATTCACTCATTTATATACTCAAAACAATCTTTTAGTAATAATACAAACAACACAATATATACAAAAACCCGCAGTGCATAGCACTGCGGGCAATAGCGCCAAATTATTTGGAGTACAATTCTATTACCACTCAAACCTATTATTATTATTGAGTTTATAGCGTTAAAACTTTTAAAAGGTTGAGCAACAGTTGAGCAACACTCTAAAATTTTAACAAGTTTTAACGATTTATATAATATATACTATTATATAAATTTGGTCAAACATCCTACTATCTTACATAAAAATTTATGGCAACGTGTTCCATTTTGGAACATGTTTACATGATTCCGTCTGCTCAACTGACAACTAATAGTTGATAGTTGCGTGTATCCACCATTACACGCTATGGAGATAATTGGATCACCTCTCAGTCATCGATGAATTGCCACTCCGATTACTGCTCCCGCTCCCACCATCTGAGATAGGTTGCGTTGCATCCGTAGACGTTTGATAGTTTTCTTGTCGTTCTCTATTTGTCCTTTCAATTCGGTCAATGAGTTCTGCATTTCTGACAAGGTAACTTCTTGCTTCATGGAGAGCATTTTGGCTTTCATCAATTCGGTTTCCAATGTCGAGATTGTATTGTGTGCTTCGTTCAATTCTTCCCTTTGCTTCATGACTAAGCTTTGAGCTTCGGTCAATGGAAGACTGGATGTCTCTATTAAGCTCAAGGCTTTCTCGTTGTTGCTTTTCAATTCGTTCCACTGTGTTAAGGGAATCGTTATGGTTGGTTCCGCTTGGCTCGTGGAAGATGTACCAGAGGCAAAAGATGGAGAGGAGCACAATAGCACCGACAATATAATAAAGCTTAGGATAGCCAGTAACTGTAGATTTGATTTTTTCATACATATATACCCCCTATATATTACTGCCCCATTGCTGAGCGTAATATTTAGCTTTCATTCGTATTACATCGCCACCACTACCAGGTTCATCACCTTGACGGACTACCCATAAGTCCCACCGTTCACATGTAGTAGTCGGGCCGTATGGATCATGTGCGTAAAACCCGTCCATGTTATCCGCTGCCTCAGCATGGGTTAACACGTTGCTAATACTAGCAGGTAGTCCTAGGTCTACGCATAATACTGCAACCACTTGCGCTAGTGTCTCAATTTGTGCAGCAGTGGGCGGATAATCGCCTAGGTCATTTACCCATTGAGCCCCATAGGCGCAATCTAAGGATATGCCTATAGCTCTGCCATTACGCATCCATGTGTGGCTTTTGTGGTCTGTCAATTCACCGTCAATGTAAATATTCCCGCCACCATCAATATTGATATGGTAATCGTCAAATTGTTGGTTATATCGTCCTGCAGTCCAGTGTAGGTATACTTTATCAATATAACCTACAGCCCTACTGCAGTAATCGTTTAAGTCACTTAAACTAACGTTTATCATCCGCACTCCCCCTTTCAATCATAGGCGGCACCTTTGGTTGTTCCTCTAGCTTATCAGGTACACCGTTACCGTCCTTGTCTATCCAGAGTGCTAAGAACCCTACAAGGGCGGTTAGTACACTTGGGATAAAGATATGATCAATGATATTAATCCCTGTGCTAATTAATTTCCCTGTTTCATCGGATACGTACCCTTGGACAAACGCCATAATGTATTCGATGACTACTAACATAATAGGTACTAGCATGACGAGGACTAATGCCCTCGTCGCTAATACACCTGTAGGGTGGATGTTAGCCACCCTAACAGATTGAAATACTTTCTTAGCGCTGTCCATGAGCCGAGGTGGTATGTTCATGTAGTTCCTCCCTTAACTCATTAATTCGCTTTTCCATAGATTCGAGCCGTGTGGTTAACATCATAAAGGTAGCTGCAGACTCAGTACGTTCAGCACGTGACTGCTTCATTTCGTCTTTAAGCTCACCTAGTGTATCAAACAATGCATTCCACTTGCCTGTGAATTCTACGCTATCCTGTTTCCGTTGCGATTCAATACGGTCTAATAGCGGAACTATCAGAAGTCGATATCCTGCACCAGCGACTATGCCTACGATAGTTAATGTCGTAAGCAAGTCGTTTAGCTCAAACTGCCAAGTCCAAATGAGATATACACCCCCTTACATTATGCTAACTAACTTACATTATGCTAACTAATTTTCTCAATTCTATTTGTAGCGAATGAATATCTAGCTCTCTCCCGATTTCCAATAGTTACTACGTTAGAGTCATTAATTTGTAATTTAACGTCAGTTATTTTGATATTGGTGCCGCTGTTAAGATATTCAGCAGTTCCATAAGATGATGGGCCAAACCCCATACCAGAGGTAACAATTTGGTCTTTTTTGACTTTCAACATAACGTAGTCTTGATCATTGAATACACGGAATATATCGCCAGATGCGATCCAATACCCCTTATTGCTAACAATAGGCAGTTTTGTTAAATCGAGTTCGATTGTTTTTATATTACGCAAGCCATTATTATTTATCATATTTGAGTATACATTATTAATTTCAAGCTCAAACACGCTATTATCAAATTTTGTAACAATGATTTTTGCACCATTTTCGTACTTTTGTAGCGTTGCTTTTGTTTCACCCTTGGAAATTTCTTTAGTTTCGACTAATGAACCCCAATCGTATTCCTCATTTTTGACTACTAAATTAACAACATAAGTGCCTATGATATTATCGGTTAGGTCGTAGTAATCAACTTTTATATTACCTTGCATAGTACTATCAATAGGAATACGCATATTATCAGATTGGAACTCTCGTTTTTCCCCACCATTTATGGATAATTTAAAATGTGGCTCGCCTGTGAAATCAATATAGGTTGCGCCGTTTTTAGGTTGTACAAATTCAAGAGGTTTAGGAATGAAATTATTGTAACAATTAGAAAGCTCAATAACTTTCATGAGAACTGTATCTACGCTATTATTTTCAAGCCAAATGCCATGCTCTTTTAAGAATTGAGCTGATTTTTCAGCACTGCCAGGGTCACCTGGGTCACCTTTCTTACCTTTAATTGCGTTAAGTTGTTCCGGTGTAAAGTCGCTAAACTTAAATGGGTCACCTTTGTCACCTGGGTTACCTTTAGGGCCACGTAAGCTATCTAACCAATCTTGCTCAGACCCCTTAAATCCATGAGCAACTGCAATAGCATAAGCGCTTTTCCCTGCACCATCAACGATAGGTAGTACAATTTTTTCGCCTATTTTCTCAGCAAGGGCCACTGCTGAGGTCTCATCAAATTTCAAAGTTAATGTGTTATCTGCCATGATAAATTACCACCCTCCATTACTCATGCATAGAAATATCTGGCACGATCGTAATCGTACCTTGGCCAATCTTTAGCCAGTGGTCATCGTTATAAAGGAACGCATCGTAGATATAATCGCCACCCTTTATTTTCTTCTCCGCTGACTCTTGGCCAGAAATATAAAACCTTACCTGCTTAGACTCTACCACAGAATGTAACTCTAATATCATATTGTCATATGGGCGCTTGCGAATTTTACAAGCGCCTTTATATTGACTCAAATCCATGTCACTTTCTGGTGGCACTACATAACTGATAGAAAAGTCTTGTCCAGCGTGGAGTGTTAAATCTTGTTCGACCATATGTCCTCCTTTTTATCGTCTAATCTATGGTTTGTAACACTACTTTTTACCAATGACGAGAACGTATAGTTCCCCAAAGGAGATATGATGATGATAGCCATCATTATCCCGGGTGTGGTAAGCACTATACCATAGTGATTGACAAACAGCCTTACGACCATTTAGTCCAATGGTTGGCTTAGTATCGTAATATTTGCTCGATATATTAGACTGGAAATATATTGTGCAATCATCAATCCTTCGCCCATTAGCGATAGCCCATTTTTCTCGCCCCTCTCTAGTACCACCTGTTACGCTACTATAATCTTCAGTCATTTTATATCCCACAGGAATAAACGTACATTGAGACTCTGTAAAGCCTTCTAGGAGTGGACACCAGTCACCATGACGTACTTTGTAGATTTGTACATCAATGTTTCTGATTTTAAACCCGGCTTGCATGATAGACTGAGCATCAATACGTGAGCCGGTAATATTGGCCCCCACGATGTTACCATTGGCGTCAACTTTGAATGTGCCAGTTTTATTTTGGATCGTACCGCCGATAATCTTACCGCCTGTTACAGTCCCAAGGTTACCACTGATCGCGCTTAACTCTCCGACGTCCATCTTATCTGCAGATACAGCTTTGGCTGCTAACATCTTGTTGGTAATGATGTTATTGTCAAACAGAGCTTCGCCCGTTACATGCAGAAGCCTACCGTCAATCCGTGTACCACCTGTATATTGGGTGATAGCACTCATGACTTTATCACCGGTAATAACCTGTGACTTAATCGCATTGTCTAGCTGAGTAATGCGTGTAGCCATACCACTTGTAGCATTGGTTACCTTAGAGTCAATACTACCGGCTAGTTGTGTAATGGAGCTTCTAACATCATCTAGGCTATTGTCGTACTCATCGACTGCGAATACTTCAATCTTGTAAATCCAAGCGATAAAGTTTGGGTTTGTATTGGCGTTTGACTTATCCTTGAAGTACACATAACCGCACTCTCGATTGTTTGCATCTGTACCAACCCAAGATTTGCCATACTTCCAGTAGAAAATATATTCTTCTGGCTTGTCTGTACCCTTGTTATCGGTTATCCATCCGGTTGTGCCACCATTACCAATATCATTGTTGTTTAAATGAATCGTCATTGATGGTTTCACCTTAGCAACCATGCGAACAATGTATGTATTATTCAGCTTCCCGAATAAGGATTGTTGTTTAGGTTTAATCTTAAACCCACCGTAGCCAATACTGGAGTACTTAGTATCGCCAGGTATGAGTCCTACCATACGACCACCTGTGACAACATCATCATAGATTGCGTTAGCACTGCCGAACTTTTGCGTAACTTGTTGGCCATCTTTTAAATACAAACTAAGTTCTAACTCAGATTTAAAGATTGGATCACGCATAAGTTGAGGTGCATGACTCATGGCTTGTACGGCCTTAGCGTATTGGTTACTAGATTTATCTAGCTCATTAATACGTCTGTCGATATCCGCCAAGCCTAACGCTTCAGCGTTAATTAACGAAGGGTCAATACTAGCCGGTACAGAACTGCCAATAATACTGGAGTACGTACCCTCACCAAACACATCAACGTAAGCCACTTTTACATCAAATACACCTGGGTCATGCGGTATCATATTTACGTTTGTATTGACGAAATACTTCTCTGTGCCGATGTAAATGTTAGCGCCTATACAAGTATCTGGGATACTGTCAAAGACCACGCTCACGCCTGTAATATTGCCTTTTACTTTGACGTTCGTCGGAGCTTTAGGCACTACTGCGTTATAGTCTAGTCTTAGCGCCGGACCATAACCCTTAACAGGATTGTGTGCGTAAATGAATACAGCTCCTCTACGAGCGGATAACTTAATCTCAGAGCGAATATCTGTAGTCTTGGCTAGCAGATTATTTGACTGCCCTACATTACTATCTAGTCGAACTTCGTAGTAATCGATGTAGGTGTTCTCTACTGGGTCCCATGCAGCAGTGATCGTCTTACCGATTTTCACCTCACCTCGAGCCGGTGCTTTAGGTGTAGCCACACTCTCAGCGGATACAGTTGCCGTGATACGAGCCTCAGCCTTACCACTTTCATTACCAGATGTATCAATAGCAGATAGCTTGAATTGGTAATTACCAGTATTAGGAATGAAGTACGAGTAGGATGTACCTCCTATATGCTTAATAAGGACTACACCATTGCCGTCATATAGCGTGTACCCATGTAGGTCAGCCTCTGTATTAGGTTCCCATGATAAGTGAAGTACGCTACTATTTACTGCGTCCTGTGTTACCTTAAAGCCCTTAGGTGTAGCCGGTGGTGTTTCCTTGCCACTCACATACACCGCACGCTCCACACCCTCATACGCAGCACCAGTATTATTTGTGCATACAATCTTAACATCGTAGTTGACGTCAGTTGCTACACTTGGAATAGTCACGCTAGTAGCACTACCGTCTAATACTTTGAACTGTTGCCACTCCTTAGCAGTTACAGGCTTGTAATAGACGATGATGTTTTTGGCCACTTTATCCCTAGGTAGTTGCCATGTACCATTGATATCACAGAGCACAGTACCGTCTTTTAATGTCTTGACGTCAGCAATTAAAACTAAGTTAATAACCTTAATTACGTCAGACTTCGTTGTGTAGTCGATAATTGGTACTGATCCATCATCACCGGCGTACAACTCAGGGTAGTATTCAATACAGGATATCTTACGTGTCATTTCAGAGTTGGACTTGCTAATGGATAATACCCTAAATGGCTTAGCTTCCTTGGTTGCCTCACCATAGGTGTATAAATCGTCGGTCTGAATGACTGCATTACTAGCAAGCGTTAAAGTTCTGCCGGATACACCAGTTACGTTGTAAGACTCTAATGCATCCGTTTTAGCATTGCGTACCATAAGGCGATAGGTCTTACCTTGCTCAAAAGTAACCTCTCTATCAAGGATTACTTTATTACCAACCGCAGACTCTACACGACCACCTTGTCCCCAGTCTGTCACATCATGCTGTAATAGGATTACGTCCCCTATCGTACACGCTATGGCGTCTGTGAACGCCTCGAAGGTACAAGTACGCACTTCGTACTTATTCGCTCTTAGGTAGTGTTTAGCGTAATTGTAGGCTTGGTCTACATCCACACATCCCATGAGTTCGACTTGCGCCGGACTAGCTAGGGATGTAGTAACGTCATACTCTTCACTGAATACAGGAAGTACATCACGCTCGTAGTCTTTCGCCTTGTTAAGGAATGATACCTCGATAGCATTTGCCCTAGATGATGTAGCCTGGAACTCTTCCATGAATGAGTCCATCTTGATATTGCCTACAGTAAATAACTGAGTAGGTGTAGCAGCATAATCGTAAATACAACTGAACCGAGTACCTAGAGGTATTACCTTACCTCTACCTACGTTCTCAGCGTATTTAAGTGCATCCCACACTTGGCTAGCATTGTCGTAAATGTAGTTAAATGTAATATGCTTTTCATCGCACTTATCAGCCCAAGCCTTAAATGCGTCATATACGAAGCGTTCACGAGGAGCACCTTTAACTACATACTCATCGCCAATCTTACGGCAATGATGTAAGATATCGTAACAAGCCCATGCCGGGTTATTAGCCGGTTTAGACTCATACGCTCCGGTGTAGGTATTAAATACCCATACTGTTTTACGTTCTTGTATCCAGGTTACGTTTGGATCATTACCATTTAATTGGTCAGTAGCTAAGGCTTTAATACCGATAAGCACCTTCCCTGGATGGATGAAATCGTCATAGACAATCTGAGTTAACTGAGACCAATACACTTTGTTCACATGGCGGTTAGAGTTACCGTCCTTATGTGCACATCGCATACGGACTTCATATTGTCCTGGTTCCTTTACATCGAACCGGAACACACGATAGATAGCTTTATTTGAGCTATCCTTGATAACGCCAGTATATTGGCTATTATCGATAGATGTTCTTGAATGACTGTTCCGCTTAAACCAACGATTATCTGTCTTTTCAAGCATTGCACTTTGGCCACCATTGTTACTAATCGGTAATGGTATCCACTCTGCAGAGCCTACTTTACGATAGCCACCTTCAATGGTGACTGAGGTTTCACTCAGTCCGCCCTGGTCGTTTGAATAATACAAGCCATTAGGAAGTGAAATAGTAACCTCTAACGCAGTAGATAAGTTACCTTGCGTTTGATGAATTGACCAGTCATTGGTAAGCTCATAGGTCAATGGTTGGTCAGCGTAGTTATCATTGAAGTTAGGGATAATCTCTTGGTTATTTGTGCCGAGTCTTACGTCGAGCTGAACTTCCTTATAGTTACCAATAGGGTTACCATTTAATTTTACGTCCGTTATAGCGTCAATAGGGCCCTCTCCGGCGCAGTATAATAGGTTAAGATATTGTTTTTCACCGTCGCTCGTTACATGGCGAGATATAAGCATACCCGCGCTTTTACACTTGCCATAAGTAATCGCTAGCGGATGGCCTTGGCCAATTACGGTCTGTGCCCCTTGCCACCCATACGTAGCGGACTGCTCAGTGTTAGAGCTATCGGTCTTAGGTGTAGCTATTTTAGATATGATCGCATTACCAATCATACCGATGGCCATTGCTGCTAACGTACGACCTAATACGCTAGTAATGCCGAAGATAGCACCAGAGGCTATACCGGCAGTCGCTATCGATAAACCAATAGATAACAAGATAGCGAATGCCTGCTTTTCAAGTTTAGGTAATACCACTACATAGGCTTCGTCTGTAGGTGATGCGGCACTATCTACTAACTCACCATTTATGGAGTACACCCATTCACCTGGTTCAGTGAAATATTGGTTAAGCTTTTTACCTTCAACAAAAGGCACAAGGGTCTCTTGTCTAGTGGTAAGGTCGAATGGGTTTCGAGCAATTACTAATCTAATCATTTTGAGCCTCCTTGTGCCTGTACACTCCTAATATACGTTTTCTTAATCTGTCCATTGGTACGACACACACACCCGCATATTCGGTAGAATGTATCATCTTACCTTCGCCTACATATACTGCGATATGATCAGCATTATTACCGTAGAGGTTCATGACAATTATGTCCCCTACTTCCGGCTCCTTGACTTCGTGCCAGGGAGAGTTCATATTTGGCCAATATGTTGCGTATGGCTCAAGCTGAATACCGGCTCTCTTGTACACCTCTACCACAAGCTCCCAACAAGGCAACTCTTTCCATGGAGTCCCTACTAGGTTATTTAGAGTTAGACGCATATAAGCCCCCTTGTGGTATTGTTGGTTCTCCACCAAATCTAACGCTGTTATTTAACTCACGACAGCGTTTTAGAGTTTTGTTACATGATTGTGCGTACCCTTTGTATCCGCACTCTACAGACTTAAATTTAAAAGGACAATAGTCTTTCATCACTCGAACAGGTGGGAACCTGCGTGAGAATGAGAAGTCTGTGCCTAATGTGAACACTACCCAGTCTGCTTTAGATTGGGATGCATTAATGATGAACGTTTCTTCTAGTTCAATAATGTCCGGTAAGTTAGTATTAAATATTCGAATATTGACCTCACAATCTGTGAGGCCTTTATTCTTTTCTACCAACCGTTGGATAGTACCGGTTACATTCGCTACAGAGAGTTTAACGTTAGGCATCTGCTTAGTGTCCTCGTTAATATCCTCTAGCTTAAATGGGAAGGCAGTATACTTCTTACCGGCTAAGGTTAAATCCTCGGTATTATTCACGAGGAGGATATTCCCTTCCGGATGATGAAGCTCAATAGCCATTACCCATGCTCCAGTGGAGGATATCTTATTTTTTTCGATGATAGATGCAGTTGATAGCGTTAACATTTAAGCCTCCTGGAATTGAACAGATCCGTTCCAAATACCGTAATCACTAGCTGAGAAGTGTAGTTGGTCAGCGAACCGAACTCTTACTTTCGCCCGTGTCTCCGGATGTGTCCAAAGGAATATCTCTGCAGTATTGACCTGGTCAAAGAAATTCCTTAGCTTGATATATTCCGAAGTTGGTATCTTGTAATTTACTGAATACGATCGTAACGCTTTTGTAGTCTTGCGATGTGTTAACATCGTCATGTTTTCTACCTGAGCCTTACGAGTCACATCCGGTGTATTTTCATCGATAGGGTATATTGGATATCTAATGTTTGGGAATTCTAACATACGCTATACTGCGGCTGCCTTAATGGCATCACGCATACCTCCTTTGTTTGTCATAAGACTAGATACTACTACATCAACTATCATTTGTTCGCCGTCAAACTTAGTTTCTTGTCGTTGGCTATCTAGCTGTTGGCCAGATTGATTGATGATGTTAACCGTTACCTTACTAGCTCCTTCACCGCCAATCATCTTACGTGTTTGGCTTGCGTTGTAAATGCGATGAGAAGAGTTGAACTGTAAGAGCTCCGGACCATTCTCACCAACAAGAGTCATACCAGCGGGAGCGATACCACCGCTTGCAAATTTACCAAAGCTATTGCCTGTAAATGCTGAACTGAAAGAGCCACCACTTGCAAACGATGATACATTGCCACGACCGGCACCTATAGCACCAATACCGCTTGCAATGTTACCAAATATGCTTTGTAATTTAGGTTGCACATACTGTTGGAATGAAAGGTTAACAAGCATTTTAATAATGCTATTGGTAATATCCTTAAAGATATTTTTAAGCCCCTTACCGAATGACTCAGCGCCAGTTGCAATCCCTTCCAAATGGCTAGTAAAGGAAGAGTTGATACTGCTCATCGTACTATCAAAGGTAGACTTCGCTAGGTCTCCATAATTTACGACTTGTTGGTTGTACTGTCTAGCACCTTCCGCTAAGCTAGTACGCAAGTTACGTCCTGCAGCTTCCCATAGCTTTTGTTGAGCTTCAACTAAATTCTTCTCGATCTGTAAGCGTTGTGTAGCGCTTAATTGAGCTTCATTAAGTTCAGACTGAGCATAAGATATATAAGACTTAAGCGACTCATCAAGTACCTTGTCCGCATCTTCTTGAGATACACGGCCAAGCTTTACTAAGTTAGACTGCTTATCGATATCTTCGTTGAGTTGCGTGTATGCTAACTCACGAATCTTCTGATTAGTCTCAGCAGTAAGCTTTAACTTTTCAGCATTAGCTTTCTTCTCAGCGAGTGTTTTATCACCAACTGCCTTAGTGTACTCACGAATGTTATCGTCTATCTGAGCCTTTTGTGCTTCGGCTTCCGTCTTGAGTAATTGCAAGCGATCGCCTGTGCGTTCAAGGTCAAGTTTTGAGATTTCCTCGTTCATCTTACGTACACGGATTTTTTGATTGCGGTCAGCTTCTTCGAGTTTCTTTTGATATACTTCCTCGTTCTTAGCCTTAGCTTCTGCTACTAGGTTGGAGTTAGCCAACGCTTTAGCATTAGCATTTTTTAAGGCATCGACTGAGCTACTCCATCCGCCACCAACATTACCGCCATACGCTTTTGCATATAGTGCTGTATCTACATAGCCTGTTGCAGTCCCAAAGTCACCTTCAATAGAGCTAGATTGAAGTACTTGTCCAGGTCCCACGCCACCAGGTCCATGAGAGTTTGCGCCAGTATAGCCACCATTACCATCAGCAATAACTACATGGTTATCGCCAAGTACAACTACACCATCACCTGCTTTAGGCACGTATCCGTCGCCTACATCATGCCATGCACCTACAGCTCTAGCATCACGCATAATATCAGGCACATATCTAGGAGTGCTAATACCAAACGATTCTCTAATGCTATCGGCAAATAGTTTGCCACAATCTGTAGCCCAATCACCTTCTGCACCTAGTACGTACTTCTTGCCTAATTGAGCATTAGCTGCATCTAGCACACTTGCCGCTTGGCTAGTACCACCGCCGCCATTTAAGCCGGCTGCAGAACGAATGATGTCACGAATATTCTTATTATTCGTTTCAAATTGGTTCTTAGCATTGAGTTTATCGATTTCATATTGACTACCATCAATCTCTAAAGATTGAAGAGTAAGGCTACGAATAAGTTCATTAAGTCGTTCTACAGAACTTGCTAGCTTCTCTGCTGCTTGTTCTGCCTTCTTAGCCGCTGCCTCTTGCGCTTTAGCGGCTTTACTAGCTTCTTCATTAGCCTTATTGATAGCCTCATTATTGGTAAGGCCATTCTTAGCATCGTCAATTTCTTTTTGAAGTCGCTCTTGCTCCTCTTCAGCTTTCTTCTTCGCAGCATCTGCCGCTTCCTTAGCCTTAATAGCAGCATCGATTTGAGCGCCTTCTTCTTTCGTTGCCAAGCGATCGTTCTTGATGAGCCCAAAGAATGAACTATCCTCAACCCAGTACCGCCCATCATGATTAGCCATATAAGCGGAGTTAGTACCAGGTGCGTTTAAGTTCTTATGGGCTCTAAGACCGTTAACATCAACGCCTAGGTCTGTACCTGCGGTCTTAGATGCATATACCGCCGAATATATGCTCTTAGCTGCAAGTCCTGCTACGGTTGCTAATGTAAGCCAAGGTCCGGCAGCTGCTATAGTAGCCAATCGCATGAACTTCAATGCACTTGTAACGGATTGAATACCTGTGATTACTATACTAGCTTCTAAGCCGAATTTGATAAGACCTGAGATAGCTTCCTTTTGTTCTGTGGCTAGATTACTATAAGACTTTGTTAGATTAATTGCACCTTGTGCATATTCCATAACTACAGGTAAGAGTTCTTGACCAATCATAATAGCCAATCGCTTACCTGTCTGTTCCATGTCTTTCAACTGACGATTAAATTGCGCCGATTTTTTAGCCGCTTCATCGTCAATAACAAGACCCATAGCACGTGCCCGGTCCTCGACTTGCTTCATGGCATCTGCTGACATATTCAGCATTCCGTGAAGTTGGTATCCGGTTTTACCGAATAGCTCCATCTCAACCCGTGTCTTTTCAGCACCGTCCTTCATGTTCCTTAATCGGTCTTGAATGATTTTGAACACTTCAAGGGTATTCTTACCCTCAATCTGATCAATGCTAACACCTAGCCGGCTGAACATATCAGTAGCTAGTTTCCCTTCTGCGGATGCAACTTGCATTTTATCTTGTGCGTTAGATACAGCCTTCGCAAATTTAGCAAACGCTACAGTACTAACGTCAGTAGCTACACCCATATAGTTCGCAACGGAGAGGAATGTACTAGCTTGTTCAGCAGTAGCACCTGTTAAGGATTGCATCTTCTTTACTGATAAGTTCCAAGCTAGTGCCTCTTTTGCGAGTTTTGAACCAAGACCGGCAAGACCGGCACTCGCACCAATGGCAAACATTTCATTCTTTAATTTTGAAAGCTCTGCAACTGTTCCCTTAGAGGTAGCGGCGATTTTCTCTAAACCGGCTTTTGCATTCTTATCGGTCAGTTGCACTACGATATCTACTACGTTATTCGACATCCTTATTCATCGCCTCCATTTCTAATCCCTCCAATATCCACATAAGACTAAATAACATCGGATTTAGATTAATGTTATTAATCTCAGCCACCGTACGTATAGCCGGATAATCGAACCCGGCTAGTCCGCCCGAGTGGTAATTTCTTTGACTGCGTGATAGGTTATACAGTTTCATAGCCAGTTTTGACCCGAATAATAGGCGTGGTGGGTTAAAGTCACACTCGGAGCAGTCGAAGGACTGCTTTGTAGCGGTTTGTAATTCCTTACATCCCTTGCAGTACTTCGGCCTATCCGAGGACATCCACCTCCACGCCTCTTCTAGTTTTTTTCTGTTTCTTCTTGTAATTGGTAAGTTAATGTAATGACTTCACCGGCGAAGTTCATTGCATCCTTATCACTTACAGTGTTGAGTTGTTCGTCTGTGAGTTCGTACACATCAGTTAAGATAAAGCGCATAATGTCACGACTACGTACAATAGATGCTACTTGATCATCAACATCTACTGGACAATACACGAAGTCTAAACCAGCTTTAATTAACGCATCACGTTCAGTCCATGTAAGGGCTCTTGGTTTTAATTCTTTACCTTGAATATTCATAGATACCTCCTAATGAGTTAGATCAGTAAGATGTTTGGCTATTAACCAATTCAAATACTACTGCGGATTGACCGGCGTCATCGCCATAATATGCTTTGAATGGGAGTTCGATATTAACACCTTTAGGACCATCGATACCAGGAGAGTTACGTTCGTAAATCAACTCAGGTAATTTAATAGTCAAGGAGTTAGTACCTTTAGTAAGTGTTAATTCTAAGCTAGACTCAGTACCATTTACGGCTTTATTCAATAAGTCCATGTTTTGGAAGAAAGCTTTAATAGTACCGGATACGCCGATAATACCTGTATCAATATAAGTACGGAAGCCTTTACCGCCGATAGCGTAAGAGTCACCGTCCAAGCCAAAGTCAATATCAAGGCTCATGGACAATACATTAGCTACTGTAACGCCGCCTTCTTTTATGGTGGCTTCGAGATTTTCGAATGGCGTAAAGGTAATAGACTTAGGTGCAGTATCGAAGGGTACTGCTGCCATAGTTTCTTTACAGCCCATTACATCAATAGATGCAGTTAATTCAGAGTCACCACCGAAGTTTAAGGACATTTTATTCATGCGCACGCCACTGAATTGTTGGTAAGTACTGATATCCTTGTAACCTTGTTCAAAGGTAGCAGATGGCATATCTGGGCCAATTTTAAATACGTGTTTTTTGTAGGAACCTTGGGCTGTTGTAGTTGGAGCGCCAAAGCCTAGCTTTAACCAATAGCCAAAGCCTAACACATCAACTGGTGGCACAATGCTACCGGATGTATCGATGTTACCGCGACTAGGTGCCGCAGGATTACGTGTTCCTCGAATAACAGAGGAGTCATTCAAGTTTTGGCTTGCCTTTAATGAAGAACTGATGATAGGCATTACCACACCACCAGTAGATGGTGTAGTACCGAAGTCAGTTTCAAAGGCCATTGTAAGAGAAGATTGTGCACCTTGTGCACGTTTAGCAACTGCCATGTTGTATCCTCCTAATATTCAACATTACCGCCAATTACATGCGGTATTTCTATAGTGAGTGTGGCTTTACCCGGATATACCGGACGCCACGAGATATTGTCTGTTTCATAGTCAATGTTAATGACAGGATAGTTAGGGTTAACTGCCATGATACATTCGATGAGTAATTGGCCGAGTTCATCACACTCGAACGCTCCTGTGTATTTCACTACACGTCCTTCACGTTCTGCCTCAACTCGTGCTATTCCCCATACGAGTTGTAAGGTGTAAGAGTATGAACTAGCCAAGCCCTCGGACTTGTTATCCATCATGATGATCACGCACGGACAGTCCTCCTCAAGAGGTGCGCCGGCGTCATCATAGCCGATGTAAATAGTTAAGTCTTTTCCGAAGTGTTCCATGCAGTAGTCGGTAATCTTCTGATTATCTTTAACCGCTTCCGCCCATCTATTAGCAATGACCGCTAGTGGAATAGTTTGCATTGCTACCTCACTTTATATGCTCGCCTGCTAGACGCAAATTGATTGGTTTTGCCTAGTGCATATTCACCGATTTTAGACTCTAGGTAAGGTACCAACTTAGGCTGTAAGGCTGTTTTCATCGGACCAAACGTTTTACGAGGTTTAATCCTAAATGATGTTTTACCTTTAGCAAGTTGAAAGCCACCGGCAAATAATGTCCTACGCATTGGCTCTGTGATTTGTTTTGTATAACCACGCTCAATCTGTTCACCTAATCGTTTAGCAGACGATGATAACCACCCTACTTTTACTGATTGCGACCTGGCGTCGTATTGGTACCCAACTGCTCGAAACATTTTACCGAGTGGTGTGTATCCGACAGTAGTTTCCTTTACGCCACCGGCTATAAGTTGGGCTCTGGACTTTAGTCCCCAACCTTCTTTATACGCCTTACCGCCATCTTGATAGGCCCGCCTTACTTTGGCGCCAAATGCTGCCTCAAATTGAGCCCTCATTGTAGGTGGCATGAAGTTAGCATATTTGTGGCCACCAGGTGAGCCGGATTTAATCCCGGCCTTGATTTCCTTCTGCATCATCCAACCAACTGACTTCATAGCTTTCCTTGTCCAGTCCGGTTTAGTCTTAGCTATAAACTCAAGATACGGTGTAGCAGTGTCAGTAATGGTAATTGGTGAATTACTCATGGTCTTACCGTCCTAACGTTGGCCACAATTTCAAGACAGTGCATTTTAGCGTCGCTATCAGAGATATGATCCACATACCACTTCTTACCATTGATGTAGATTACATCTTTAGTCTTAGGTAGTGGCACGTCCTTAGTTCTAACCCATACCTTAGCTTTATCAGCTAAGCCAGTTACGAACCCAGAACCTTTACCATCATACTCACCGATTTCTACACTAGCCTTAATCTGCTTACCTTCATATGTTATTTTTTCGCCAAATACATCAAGCAAGGCGCTTTCATCATAGGTCAGCATATGTTATACCTCGTAGAGTGAATGCGGCCCGTGTGGACCGCATTTCATTAAAAATACAATAATTAGTTTTTCAACATTACTGTAACAGTATCTTGAGTTGCAGTCTTAGGTTCTACTGCGATGCCCAATGATTTACCACCAGTTTTAGCAGCTTTACCAGAAGCGAAGTTTACTGCGTCACCTACAGCGTATGTATCAGATTTATTAGCATCTACTTTGAATACGCCAGTTACTTTTAACGCACCCATTTCATCTTTCTTGATATCTGTTACTGCTACACCGTGAAGTGCGCCTGCTTCTACAATGTCACCGGCTTTTACATCTGCTGTTGCCACATAATTGATGCGGTCTGTTTCATATACGAATTTTGCCATATGTATTTACCCCCTAATTATTTACCTGCGTTTTTGAATACACCACGGAAGTCAAGAGCACTTACGCCACAGTCGAATGCTACTTTGTATTCGATACCGTCTACATCGAAGCCTTGGCGAGTTTCAAGACGTGGAGTTTCAACGCCATTCAAGTAAGTTACTTCAATAGTGTCATGTTGAGATGCGTCGGCTACTAAGTACCATGCATCTGGATCAGTTAATTCAGCATCTGCTACAACTACGAAGCGACCTTTGTAAGGGTTAACTACACCGGAGTTTACACCGTCTACAGCAGCAGTAGAGTTAACGATTTGGTATGCAGTCATTTCAAGTTCTGGAGGAACTACCAAGTATTTAGGTGTGATGTTAAGAGTAGCATCACCAGTAATACCTTTTTGACGGCGCATAGCAGTAATTGCTTTTGCGATTGCTTTAACGGATAATGCTTCACCTGTACCTGCAACGTTACCATGTTTGTTGTCAAACAATGCTACGCCGTCTTGCATTTTAACGTTACCAGTTAATTGAGCATACACCATTTTGTTTACTAAGCGCTTAGCAGCGGAACCGTATTTAGTAGCGATTTTGGAGAACAATCCTAAGTCATCATTAATGATTGCTTGACGAGTTAAGCTGAACAATTTACCGTAAGTAGCTACTTTAGTACGAGCAGATGCTTCGCCTAAGAAGTCTTGTTGGAATTGGCCACCTTCTGGAACTAATTCAAGGTTACCCGCTTCAGACAATGCTACGCGTGCAGCTTCTTTGAAATCACGGTTAGAGCCTTTACCTGCCCAATTTTGGTAAGTAGTTTCAGCTTCGTTAAAGCCTACCATTACGGATTTGTTAGCCAAGTTTGCCATGATAGCAGGGAATGTGGATGTAGAATTAATAGCTTGACGAGCCAATTCCATGTTATCGCCGAAGTTAGCTTGCAAGCCTTCGCGTTGAAGTGCTTCACGTGCCAACTCAACCATAGAGTGACCACGTAATTCTTGTGCACCTGGTGCAGCATCTGCTACAGGGATACCTGCTGCCATCAATACTGCGTCTTGTGCAGCTGCACGGAACTTATCGCTTTCAGCTTCGCCCATTGTTACATATACGCCTTTGTTACGTGCACGTAATTGGTCCATTACCATTGCACGAGCTTCGTCAACGGATACGCCCATTACGATTGCTTCGTCAGCACCTTCTACATCGAAGTCACGGAACAATGCAGTAATTTCGGAAGTACGTTTACGCTCTTGCTCCATAGCCTTTTGAAGGTCTGCTTGTGTCAAACCTGTTTCTACTGGTTCTGTAGATTTTACTTCTTGAACTTCTAAAGTTTTTTCTTGATCCATACGTGTGTTATCCTCCTGTGTGTCAATACTTGTATGAATTTCTTCAGCACTACGTCCCACGCCAACAGTAGGGTCAGCCGGAACAGATACAATACTGATTTCTAAAGGTTCCCAATCCGTTACTACATAAGCTGGACCATTAAATCGACCGTTAGTAGATTTGGTATCCTCATCTTCCAATACCTCATATCGGTAGATTGCATAGCCTACGCTTACACCTTGTAGCGTACCGGACTGTACCTTTTGGAATATTGTTTCGGATTGTTCATCTGTGTCAAAGCGTACTAACGCTTTACCGCGGTTATCTTCTAGCCATACCTTCTCGACATGACCTACGACCGCATCACGATCATGGTTAAACAATACCGTACCCAAGCCATTGTTAAAGCGCTCAAGGTTGATGCACTCTTCATCGTGGCAAAGGATTTCATCGCCGAACCAACGGCCATATGGCGTTTCGGATGAGAATGATAATTCTACTGTCCGACTATCGGTATCGACGTGGTCAATAGTAGTTTCTCGGCAATAATTACCAAGAACACTACGCTTTTGATGTTCACTCATTACTAGCCATCAGCTCCTTCCTATGTAGTGTCATCATCGCCCATCGTTAGCGGTTGCAACTCACTGGAATAATCTAGTAATACCCCAAGCTCCTTGGCTCTATCCTGTTCGAGTTTCCGTTGTTCAAGAACTTCTTCCCAGTCACGTCCAGATGATGCGCACACATCCTCTAAAGTTGTAAGACCGGATTTAATAGCCTCTTTATTAGCGTTAACTTCCTTAACAGGGTCAATCCATGACCACCCTGGAGCAAGCCAAGCTACCTCTTGGTATTTGTCCTTATTCGCTAAGTAGTCAGAAGGTAATTCACCTGCTAAGTAAAGGGCGTCAATAAAGGCTTTCCAAATCGGCATACAGAAGTGTGTGATTACAAATTTCTGCACTTGACGGAATGTCTTTTGGTCCTCTAACAAGTTTTGCCTTGCAGCTGAGAAATTCCCAGATATATTACGCGCTACGATGTCAGCGCTCATACCAAGACCGGACGCAACGCGTCTAGTCTGAGTTGCTGAATATTCGCTTGCAGTACCAGCGTTACGTTTAGGGTCTGCAAACTCAATGGACTCACCTGGGCTTAGGTGTCTAACCATACCTGGTGCCATTGTGATATTAGGTCTACCTTTGCTATCTCTCGGTAGCATAGAGGTTTGTCTTGCGGAGTTTTGAGAGGTTACAAAAACACTGAAGCACGCTGCAACTCGTGCAGCGATTAAATCAGCATCCATGTACTCGTCGATATCGTGAATCCTACGCAATACTAACGCCAATAGGCTTATGCCCCTAATCTGAGATGGGCGTTTAGGCTTGAATAACAAAAATGCTTGGTCTGTTGTTAACCGAACTGTGTCAAAAGAACGTAGCCCCATTGGGTCAGTTTGGCTTATGTGGTAAGCTACTGGTCTACCATGTTCGGTAACTTCTACACCGTTGATGATGTTATTCTTACCGTTTGTGATACTTACTGCGCCAATGTTTTCAGCCTCTATCAACTGAATAGATAATGGTAAGTACGAGCCTTGTGAAGTTTTATTGACTAAAATCTCACCGTCGTACACCATACGTCTTAGAGCCATTTCTTGTAATTCATAGAAATTAGAAATGCCCCTAATGTCAGCGTTTTCAGGTTCCGCCCATTTGGCCCATGCTTTCTCGATTTTCTTATTAAGATCGTTGTTTAATTTACCATTGCGGTTTCGCACTTTAGCTTGTGGGACAATCCCTGCGCCGATGACATTTCGTAACAGTGCAATTACAGCTGCTTCTGCCAAGTCACTGTTCATCTCGGCGGCTCTTGCTCGACCACGTATGATATCACGTGAACCCGTTGCAAGTTGTTCCGCGGTCCCATACGCAGGTTGCCAATCACTGTTTAGCCTATCCATAGATGCCGCATCATATTGACGCAATGCATCACGGTAGGCTTGACGCTCATACGCACGTTGTGGACTAACCCAACTGATTACTCTATCAATAATGTTCATCGTCCACCCCATGTCACGAATGCATCAACTTGATATCCATTAGACTCTTCATGTACTCGTTGCATTAGCGTTTGTTCACGTGCATAAAGTACAGGTAAGTCAATCGTCTTGAATCGTTTACCACCAATCTGTAACTCGGAATATCCTTTAGTTTCGATATCCTCGATGACTTGACGCACACGTTCAAGTTGTTCATTTACATCGCTCATGGTTCACCTCCTTATCTAAACCAATGATTCGTATTACCTATCCATGTACTATAGTCAATTTCTGCAGTGACGGGACCAGATTCGTCATCTCCCACGAGATCCGTTAAGTACTTCACCCCTGCAATGTCTGCTACCGCTGCATTATATGTACATGTATCTAGCAAGTGATTCGTAGGGTGTCCAGTAAGTGGTTTCCATTTAACGGTTACCTCACCGGTTTTTACATTCCGAATTTCTTGCTTTTCTTCTGCCCTTAAGTGGTCCATATATTCTTGAGGGCAGTCCTTGAATAAATGGATCGTACCGATTCCATCTGTAGGCCTTACCATTCGAGCGAAGATAAAGTCTTTCCAATAGTCGGTATTTAGTACATACAGTTTCAAGCCACCGATAACACCCTTTTCAACACTTGACATTGAATATGGTGCGGTCATGGTTGTACTATTCGATGAACCCTTGAGTGGGATACATATTTCAGAGAATCTTGCACAGAATTGGTAAACCTCATCTGTCCTGAACCCTGAGTCAATACCGGCTTTCATTACCTGTCGTGGCTCCCCAAATTCACTTGGATACTCACGATTGACGATAATCTCTTCTAGGTCATCCCATGTACTTGCTTGGCCATAGTCGATTAAGTATGACTTAACGCCTGGCGCATATGCTCTCACTTCCCACCAGAAGTAATCGAGCTGTACGTCAACGCTAGCAATAAGGAGTGTAGCCTTATCTGGTACAACACCTCTGTCATACGTTGACTCTGTGAACGTAATATTTTGTGTGCTCTTAGTCTTAGCAGACCTCCAAGGTTCAGCTAGCCAAGAGTTGATAAAGTTCATTAATTGGTCTGCATAATCCTTAGAGGATAGGAATTCGTAAGCTACCTTACCAAAGGCTACCCAAGGACTGTATATAGAGGATAGGTGGTATCCAACGGACCGTACTCTACAGTTTGGTACGTTCTCTGTTCGCCATTCACCTCTTCGCAGCATTTCCATTTTGTACTTATCTTGAATTGGTTCTTTACAGTGCTCACATTCGTAGTACGCTGTATCACGTACTAGGTCTTTGTTGCCGTTCGCACTTTCAGGCCATTTAATTTGTTTAAACTTGAGGGTCTGATATTCTCCGCAGTGTGGACAAGGTACGTAGTACTCTTTCTGCGCATGAGCTGATTTAAAGGCCCTCCATATATTCCCATTCTCTACCGTAGGTGTTGATACCATCACGTGTTTGGCATCAACGAACGTTTTAGTACGTTCTGTAGCCAACTTGATTGGATTGGCTTCCTTGCCGGAAAACGCCGGATATTTATCTATTTCATCAAAGAATACATATTTGATTGCCCTAGACGCTAGACTCGATGGAGAGTTAGCACCGGACAATACCATATAATTGCCATTCGTAAAGTTTAGCTCCTTCTTCTGACTGGCGTTGGCATCATACATTTTCTCCAATGGTTCAGAGTTCTTTATCATTGGTTGTACACGTTTTTCACTGTTGAACTCTGCCAGGGCATCTGTTGGATATACCATCATGACAGGTGCTTGTGATTGATGTAGTGCATAACCAATCATATTAAGTTCTGCTTCCGTCTTACCTATCTGTGCACCGAAGCACAGAACGATTTGCTCAATCAGATCATTGTTAAGCATATCCATAGGTTCACGGAGGTATGGAGTACGGAGAGTGCGCCACGGCCCCGGTTCAGCACCTGTACTTGGTAGTACACGGAACTTATCCGCCCACTCAGATACGGTATACCGCTCTGGTGGTTTAAAGGCCTCTAGTTCGGGAGCTGTCCACGTAAACGAAATTTCATCGACGTTGTTTTTCCATGTCTTAACGGTTTCAGTTTTTGAATTCGTTTTATTTTTTCTTTTTGTGGTCGATTTCCGTTTTGGTGTACTTCCCTTCCCTCGAATAGCTTTCGAGGTACGTGTTGACACACTCATTCACCGTCCTCTCTACAATCACCCTTGTATCTGCATCTGGAAATTCTTTGCTAACCGCTTTGGCTAGCAGACCAAGAGATGACTTCAATTCTAAAACGCGTCCAGTCCATTCACGTTGTACATCGGCAACATCTATATACTGACCATCAAGTACTTCGCTTAGTCGCTTTTCACGTTTGGCTCTGGCTTCCTTATAGTCCGCCTCGGCTTCTAATTTTCGTTGAGCTGCCGACTTCGTTCCGTCCTTATCCTTTGACATTCCTAGCCAAACAAGGACTTCACGAATGTTCCACCAACCGGTGGCCACCTTCGGCATACCCGCACGATTATGTCTACTGATCATTTCGGGTCCTAGGTCTAAGATTTGACATAAGACCGCAGTGGTTACTATGAGCTCACCATGTTCGCTAAACTTGACTTTAGGTCTCTCAACTGCCATTTCTGACCTCCTTCCTTAGTGTCCTCTCATAAAGTACTTTCTACTTGATTTTTTCTCTCACAGGCGGAACAACTTCGCGCGGAGCCGACCACCGCTGGTTTTATCGCTAGGGAGTACCTTTTATCATTCATTCTCAAAATAAAAAGACAAAAGGTCAATGGTCGAACTTTTAGAGAAGTAAGCAAAAGGGACTACGTGGTTGTGCGTAGTCCCTAATGATACTTCTTGTGCTGTTAAGCCCTGTGGAGGTGTTGTACAAGAAAGGTATTCACTATGAACGTACCCTACAGTGTGTGGTAGTAGAGGACTTTCCCCGGTATTCTCTGCTCCACACTTGTAGCCTATCATAAGTGCCACCTCTAATTGCATATTGTCTTTATTTATTTTTAGAAAATACTTGACAAAAGCTTTTCACTGCGTTCCGTTGGATATTATATATCTGTGCTTCGCTATAACTCATATCCTCGATGACCTCCTTCATGCTCATTCCAAAGTAGTATCTGTTCTCTAAGAATGTACGCTCAATGTCATTAGGTATCTTACATATCAATGTCCATAGCTCATACCGTTCCTTAGACAGTGTACGGAATTCATTATTAAGGTCACGTTGCGCAGTATTCAGATTAAGCTGTTGCTCTGGTGTATTCGACCGTTCGTCTTGTGCTTCCACCTCCAGGCGTTGTAGATGTGACTCAATGTCTTTCATGCGCCTACGACTATTCAGTAACCGTTGTAGCTTTCTAACCCCAGGATGTGCACTCCCTGTACATGACGATCTACCCATAGGCATACCTACGATAGATGTGTTGGGGAGATAACCTGTTCGTCAGACTCAATCTTAATAGAAGCATTTTTACATTGGCTATGAACTGCTAGCATCATAGCGTTAACCAACAAAGGCGTATGTGCTTCTGATTTAGAAAACTGTTTAGCAATTGCAGTCACTAACTTAGTAGCCATATAGATTGCAGACGTAGGACTTACATTTTCAATGATAATGTCACAGGTTTCGCCATTATCGTTAGACTCAACTATAATTCGCATTGTTTTATCTTCCATAATAGACCTCCTATACTTCTTGCCATTCCTGTAAGATTTCACTATATCGATACATCGTGATATTAGTAAGCTGATATGCAGCATCGTTTAAGTTATATCGATTAATCCACGCACGGTAGACATCGGTTAAGTAGTCTTGTAACTCAGCCTTTTGGCTAGGTGTTACCATATTGTCATGAAGGTAGTACACCTCATCACCTTGGTCTAACTCATCTTGACATCGCTTAATATCATTCTGAATAACTTCATCTACACTGATGTGTCCTGGATATGGTACTGCACGACCTACTACAATGGTCATACCTTCACATGGTTTACATTGTTTAGCTATCCAATGTAGTTCCTTTAACGCTTCGTCCCAGGTATCACACACCATAATATACTCATGACGATCTAACGTGACGTATCCTCCAAATAGTGGTTTCATTTCATCACCTCATTAATGTACCTATCTAAATACCATCGTGCCTTTTTAAGGTCCTCTAGCTTATCCCCTTTAGAACCGGCACGAGCGATATACTTAACAACATTACCAAGATGAAACGGCAACTGTTGGTCCTCAATGAAGTCTATAACTTCAATCTTGCCTTTATTATAGTGAGCCGGATGGTCAATCACATTAGTGATTGGGGTAGGTTTTTTATCAGAACTAACGCATAAGCCTTTAACATCATCAGTACAATCATATAAGCCTTGAACACTTTCAGAATTAATATAAGACTCAGTAGTTTCCATTTTAGAAATAACTGGAACGATTTCATCAGCCTTTTTAGCTTGATTATCTTTAGGTGTTGTCTTAGCTTTAGGCTCACTTAATTCTGCTCGGCACGTTGGACAATTAACTGCCGGTCTACCTTTGCCCGTTTGTTCAAACATCTTACCGCAGCGTTTACATTTAGTCTGCACCTTTACTTCTTTTACTTCTTTAGGTGGCTCTTCTTTAGGCTTATTTAAAATAGCCATCAATTCATCCTTAGCACATTGTTTGCAATACTGCTCATCTTTTTTAGCTAAGAATTTACGGTTACATCTAATACACGTTCTTGCAACTGCCATTGTATAACCACCTTTCTAAATATGGTTCATGGCTTTCCATTCTTCTAATGTGAAGATAGCCTTGCCATGTTTTTGAGCATATTCAAATTCACCTTTACATCCACGACTAGATTGCCAGTCTGGACATAATACTAAAATGTCACAATGACTAAGTAGACCTAAGCAGATATCTAATCCTTTCTGGTACTCATCACCAGTCAGATATACATAGCCATAATTATGGATAGGTGATACGTAGTCATGCGTTAAATCATTCAGCACTAATTCACCCATGATCACATCAATCTTTTTACGGTTGCTTTCCTTACCACCAAATGGGTGAGCAACATATACAAGTTTTTTATTCATAGCTTCAACCTTTCACTGTAGTTCTTCTAACGTTTCAATATGAACCCATATCCCTGTGACTGGGTTCCAGTACTTTTCAGTAACTTCGCTGCACACCTGGGCGTCATCGTTCCAGTAGTTAAGTGAGGTCATACAATCTTTAAACAATTTAATAAGGTTATCCGTATCTGGCTTAGTGGTTTTCCATTGAGCCTTTTTGCAGTTAGCCTTACCAAAGCACCACTTGGTAACCAATCTAATAGGACCTTGTATTGGATTCGTAGGAGTATGTGGAGCAAGCTCTTCTGTGAATAACTTTCTGATAGCCTTCACTTCTGCTGACTCATAGAACCTTGGCGTACCATTCTTAACAGTTACCCTCTTTTGTTGGTGGGTACCTGTTGGTACTTTACGAAGAGGGATAAAGAATTCAATCACCATTCTTATCACCTCTCATAGCCTGATATCGTTCATATCTAGCTCTGTCATGAGCTTCCCATACTTCAGTAGGAACACCAAATATACGGTCAGTAATTGTAAATGTCTTAATTTGATGAGCATTCACTTCAACAATGGGCAAGTGTTCAAAGTATCTATCATAAAGTGGTAACCAATTCCTTTTTGATATATGCATATTTACGACTGGCTTAAAGTTTTTAAATGGTTTCACTTCATCAAGATCATGCAACCAGTCATTATCGCCTGGTATAAAGCACCACCCTGCACACTTGCTACCATCGTTCATAGTTACTCGCAACCGTACCCATAATTCATGGTGCCAGTCACTCGATATAATTGGATCCCAAGCCATATTTACACTTCCTCATTCTAGTTCTAATACGCTTAATGTTGTTACCAATATAAGCGCCTACATCACATTGCAAGTTACGCTCTTTATGTTGTCTATCCATTCTAGCTTTATACATTATGTAGCTAACACATGTACCATGACAGCCAACTGAACGCAGCTCACAATTCTTACATGGAGTTTTCAAAAGGAAGAAAGAAAAAATCGTTATGTAAGGTAAGAGAAATTTTAAAGGAGGAGGGTAGAAAGGGGAGACTTTAGTCCCCTTTTTACCCCTTTGAAATTTTTCTCTTACATCGGGAAATTAAGAAAGAAAAACCTATATATATATATAAGGTGTTTCCTCCCTATTGTTAACCCTCCAACCTATTTACAAGTTCACCTAATTCAACTTTATAAATTGGCATTTCTTTTAAATAGTTTCTTACGGTTCTTTCACTGACATTCATAATCTCGGCTACCCGTTTTATATCTGCTCTATTACCAAAGTTACTTTCAGCCGCAGCAATGTTAAACGCATCAACTAATTGCTGTTTCTTTTTCTCTTTAGCTGACTGCTTAGCCTTGTTCATTTTGTTAAGCCCTTTTTCTTGGGCATCCTTAAACATCGCCATAGATAAGAAGCCACTATCATCGACTTTATGAATTGGATATTCAAACCATAGATCAACAGGTTTGAACCGAGGGAACTCACGGAGCGTACCTTCCATTCTCCATGCAGTACATTGGCTAGTATCAACTGGAGCACCTTCTAGTTTGTTTTCGTCGAGGTTCTCCGCTTCAATTTCTAGTAAGTCGATTAAGGCATCTGGGTCACGAGCGAATACACCGGAGCCGGATGCACGGTCCATAGACCGCTTACCGGTTTGATTACCCTTAGAATGATGGTGACAATAAATGACTGCACATTTTAGTTCAGTACATACCTTGTCAAATTGGTTACAGAAGTTAGCCATTTGGTCGGCACTGTTTTCATCACCTGTAATTACTTTGTAGATAGGGTCAATAATGATAGCCTTGTACCCTTTCTTTTCAGCTCTACGGATTAGCTTAGGCGCTAATTGGTCCATAGGTAGTGACTTACCGCGAAGGTTCCAAATGGATATCTTGTCTAGGTTATTCGGTGCCAGGTGCAATGCTTCATATACATCCTTAAACCGGTGTAAGCATGACGCACGATCAAGTTCTAAATTTACATATAGGACTTTACCCTGTGCACAGTTGAACCCGAACCATGGCTTGCCTTCAGCTAACGCAATACATAATTGGATAAGTGCGAATGACTTGCCGGCTTTAGATGGCCCTGCGATTAACATCTTATGACCTTCACGAAGGATACCATCAATTAAACTTGGTGCAAGCTCGGGCATATTATCCCAAAGTGCCTCTAAATCTTCCGGCTCAGGTAAGTCATCATTGACAGTAGCTATCCATTCTTCCCATTCCTTGAATGACTCTTTACCAATATTCGTAGCGATTAAGAATTGAGGTTTACCGGCACGCATTACACCAGGCATACGTGATAACCGGCTAGGGTTTTTATTTTGCTTATCAACCTTAAAACCATTCTTCTGTACGATTTGATATAGGAAGTCTACTCGATTACGGTACTCAGAATAATCATTGGCATCGATATGCACGATGGCATGGATACTTTTACCACCGCTATATACCATAGCTGCGATTGGTAACTCTAATTGCTCTAGGATAGCCTTTTGCTTTCCTAGTTCCATATTGTCAGACTCAATCAATGCGAATTTGAAAGATGCTACGTTATCATTCTTTACACCTTTACCATCTAATGCATTAAATCGTATCCATGCGCCCGCTTCTTCATCTAGGGTGCCTATTGCATCATCAACTTTTTTATTAGCCCTCAGAGCGTCTAAAATTTGATTTTGTGTACGACCATAGCTCCCTTTAGTTGGAGATTTAAGCTCGGTACCATCCTTGTCTTGATGTACATATACTGTATTTACATAGCCAACATAATCATCTGGCTCAAACAATGCTTGGAGGTACTTTGTTAAGTCCTCCACACGTTGTTCTTGAGGATAGTGCTTTGGGATATCAATGTCAGAGGCTTCTACCCATGTCTTATCAATAATTTTGTATGGATCAGGATTAGCCATTACCATAGTTCCGAATGGGACTGTTGTTGTATCCCATTGAGTACTACGGTTAGATGTCCATCCATTCTCTTTAGCCATCTGTGTGATAGTGGCCCCTGTAATTTGTTTTCCAGTGTAAGCACCGAACGAATTCCATTTAGCTTCACATTCACCAGGATGGAACCGCTCACCATCATTAGATGACCACTCTTCCCATACAAACATTGGATATCCTTCATGGTGAAGTGCAAGGCCTACGTTTAGCCATTCTTCGTAGGAGCAATCGACTGGGTCGATAAACTCCAATACTTCTCTTAAATCTAACTTATTCTGCTCCATTTGCACTCCTTGTTCTTGGCCTTCTATTACCGGCTTGTGTTTTGGCATCTACCCACCTACAGTTAGTAGGGCTATATGGTCCATCATTATCAATGCGATCAATTGTTAAATTATCTTGATATCCATTAGATTGCGCCCAGTTTATAAATAGTAAAATATCTGTTAACCATTCTTTACAAATGTATATTCCTCTTTCACCATAATTTTTATAAGCGTTTGAGTTGGGATTATAGCAACGTTTTTTCATTCCATAAAATATCTTTGCAATTCTACGTTTAGATTTTCCGTGAATTTTATGTGGCATTCCTGCATTTCTAAATTCGGATTCATAGCAACCACAACTTTGTATTTTCCCAAATCTTAAATGATCACCTCGAACGACCTTTATGTTTCCACAACAACATTTACATTCCCAATAGGGTGAACAGGTACCTTTAATTTTTCCTAAATATTTAATAACTTTTAATCGGCCAAATGTTTTTCCTGTTAAATCAATTAATTTACCCATTATTTTCTCCTATGCTGGATAATATGTTTTAGGTACGATTCCCTTAGGAATTCTCCAACCAGAAGCACAAATTCTACTTATCATTTTAGATGCATCATTTTGAGTCCACATTCCAACTTTTTGAAATCCATAGCGTTCTAAAGTTCTGATTTGTTTTGGTGAAGCCAACCCTTCTTCTTTTCGTTTAATTAATCGATTAATGAGTAAAGTTGCTTTACCTGAAGATTCAATTAAATCAGGATTAATTCCAAATTTTTCTAAAGTGTCTATTTGTTTAGGTGTAATAGCTTGTACTTCATAACCAAAAGCTGGCACATAATGGGTTAGATCCTCAGCTTGAATAGAGAATTCAAACTGTAATGGGTCTACTAATTTAGCTTTTTTCTTACGCATTGCTGCAAGCTCTTTAGCAAGTGCTGCTTCACGCTCAGCTAGTACATCACGTTCAGCTTCTTCTTCTGCCTCCTCTAATCCCATGCTTGAGGTTTCAAGTATTTCAGTCATCTTAATAGCTACATCATCAGACTTAGCGATTAAGTGAGCAGGTCTACATAGCGAGTGTTTTTCATAGTGCCATAGGAAGTCGAGCACTAATAAGTGGTCTTTTCCTTCGCATAACCTAGTACCACGGCCAATCATTTGCGTATATAAGGCTCTTGATTTAGTTGGTCTAAGTACTATTACGCAATCTACACTAGGGCAGTCCCACCCTTCAGTTAGTAGCATTGAGTTACAAAGCACGTTATATTTACCATTGGCGAAGTCTTCTGTAATTTCGTTGCGGTCTTTACTATTACCATTTACTTCGGCAGCATTAAATCCACGTTCAATGAGCATCTTGCAGAACTTTTGACTCGTTTCAATGAGTGGTAAGAATACCACTATTTTTCTATCTTTGTAGTCAAGTAACGTATCAGCAATTTGTTCTAAGTATGGATCTAATACTCTACCAATATCACCGGCTTGGAAGTCACCGGCGGTAATCTTTACATTAGTAAAGTCGATGTGTAGTGGTAATGTTTGCACTTGTATCTTCACCAGGTAGCCACTACTAATCGCATCACGTAGGGTATATTCATAAGCTAAGCTATCGAACACCTTTCCTAAGTTCTGCATATCTGACCTATCTGGTGTAGCAGTAACGCCGAGTATATCGGCTGTGTCAAAGTAGTTTAATATAGCTTGATAGCTACTAGATAAAGCATGATGTGCTTCATCTATGATGATCGTGTCAAAGTAGGATTTACTAAATAGAGCTAGCCGGCTGTCACGGCATAGGGTTTGTACAGAACCGACTATGATGCGGTCCCATTTCCCTATGCATGACTGCTCAGCCTTTTCTATTGCTGTAGTAAGTCCAGAGGCTTGCATGATTTTATCTGACGCTTGTTGAAGTAGCTCTTCACGGTGTGCAAGGATTAATACACGCTTACCTCTACGGACTGCCTCTTCAGCAATTTTGGCAAAACATATAGTCTTGCGTTAACCGCACCCCGTTGGAAGAACCAACAGGGTACGTCTATTGCCTTTCTCCCACTCTGACCATACGGCATTTACTGCCTCTGTCTGATAGGGTCTTAATTCCATTAGAAACCTCCGAAGCTATCGCCTTTAGGTTGAATGAACTTCTTGATTTCATTGGCTGTACCTTGCGTGCCGTCATTCTTATCATATAGGCGATGGCTTAGTTCAAATTGACCAGTTTTGCCAATTAATAAGTCAGGATTCGCCATAAACTTTTCACCTGGTTTAGCCAAACCAGTTGCAATGAATACATTAGATACCTTCCACATCATGGAGGGAATCCAATACAATCTTTCAGTGACTTTGTTTTTACCTTGGTCCCCACCATCGGCTTCTAATGTAATAACTGCTTTAGGTGTGTTAGCCGGAATTTTAGCAGTGGCTACATCTGTGTAGCCTTTTTCTACGTTAGTGATAACGAATGGATATACACCTGCAGGAAGTAGAGTAAATTCTTTCACCTCAGCCACTACTTCGGAGTTAAAACCTAATGCTTCTGTACCTAATTGTTCAAATGCGCTGCTCATAATCTATTACCTCGTTTCTTATTTATTAATGAATTCAACAATTTTGTCCCACATTGGGATAATCCAACCTGTTACGAAAGCCGGGTCATAGTTTTCAAATGGTGTACCTTGAGGGTATTTACCACGAGCTACGACTACAGATTGAACTTGATCTAATGTCACGCCATCTTTAGCCATTAAGTCCTTCAAAGGTTTAGGGATAGCTGTTTCAACTAGTGGTGTTTCATCTTCTGCAGGTTTAGATTCTGCTTTAGGCGTAGGTTCAGCCTTTGGTTCAGCCTTAGCCACTACTTCGCCAGTTTGTGCTTTCGCAGCTTCAACTACTTCCGGTGCGTAGTCATCAGTGCTTGCTTTGGCCAATTCATCAGCGGCAGCTTTTGGGAGTACATCATCTGGGATAACGTGAGCGATTTGGCTATATTCAAATGGCATCACATCCGGTAATCCATGGCGGTTTTTAGCGTCCCACGCAGGCGAGTGCGTTGCATACATTAAACGCTTACCATTGACTGCCTTTTTCTTATTGGCAGTGGATACAATGATTTCGTTTTTGTAATTTGCGAAGAGTACCATATCCGCCCATTCTTTGATGAGTGGGGATGTTTGGCTACCAGTTTTCTTCCCTAGCTTTAATTCAAAGCGATCATATGCACCTAGTTCGTCTGGTTGTTCAAACTTACGAATTTGTGTGTGTGCAGTGAGTACTACATTCATACCGGCATCAATTACTTCATCTAATAGATTAAGGAAGCGCCCCATTTCTTCACGTACAAATACATAGCCTGTGCCATATGGGAACTCCTCAATACCTTTCTTTTGGTGTTGAGCGCAGATATGCTCTACACATAGTTGCTCAGCCCAGTCGATAGTATCAATGACTAATGTTTGATAGCCACCTGGCATCATAGCAATTTCCTTAATAAAGGAGATAAGCATTGTCCATGATGTAGGCTTTTCAGTACGTGCTACATCTAGGTGGTCTGTACTTCCTTCTGTGTCAATAAAGATAGGAGAAGGGAAGTGACTAGCAAAGGTGGTTTTACCAATACCCTCGGTACCATACACAACACATTTTTGAGCTCTTTTTCTTTTCCCAGTAGTAATATTCATTAAAATTCACCCCAATCATCTGTTACTTTAGGTTCTTCTGTTACATCTTTTTTAGGTTCTGCTTTAGCTTTAGGCTTAGTTTTGGTAGCCTTACCTGTAGTACTGAACTCCTCGCCCTTAATGTGGCCATCTTCGATGATGATGGAGCATTCATCCAGGTTGTTTGTTACACGAGTAGCGATAACTTGTAAGCCCTCTTGCTCCAACCAACCGCCGAATTCTTTCATAGTATCGAGGTCCATTTGCTCCATTTTGTCCATTAAGACAAATCCACATTTAGGATTGAGCGCTCTAACGATGGCTGTTGCCACTTTTAGTTGCTCAGCACCGCTCATGCAGTCCCATTGTTTACCGTTGTAGATAAGCACACCTTCCTGAATAGATAGACCAGGTAGCGGCATATCCACAGACTCAAGTAATTTATTTTTGCGATCACGGATATCTTGAATGCTATCCGTTAACTCATCGTATTCTTGTTTGAAGTCTGCAGCTTCCTGTAATGCACGTTGACGTTCCTGGTTAGCACGTACCTTCGAGTTGAGTTCATCTACGTTCTTAATTTGTTCTTCAAGTTCTGCGGTAGATTCGTCCTCTAGGTCTTTAGCTGCAGTCGTTGCGATATCATAATCTTCAGCTAGTTGTGTCTGCTTAGCCTGAAGTTCCTCTAACTTTCGTTGAGCTTCATCTACTAAGTTATTGACAGTAACCATCTGAGCCTTGATAGCAGATACGTTATTTCGTTTCTTTTGGTTCTCAGCGTTGCGAAGTAAGATATCTTGTTGTTGTTTAATAAGTTCTGATGCACTGATAGGGTCTTGGGGAACTTCATCATATGCAGGTAACTCTTTAGCGTATTTGTCTTTTTGGCTTGCAATTTGGCCTATAGAATGACGTTTAGCGTATACCTCTTGGTATTCACCCTCGAGTTTCTTTAACTCGTCTTCTACGCCTAATAATTGAAGTAACTCCTGAGCCTTTTCTTTGTCGCTCATTTCCATGAACTTCGGAAGGTCCAAGGCTAGTTGACCAATGAATGTATCTAAAATCTTTTGGCCAGATTTCTTACCTTCTGGATCAAGTACTTTAAGAGTGCTATTAGCACCAGTTCGAGTTACTACCAATCCATTGGATAGCTTTACTTCAAGTTTAGGTGGATTATAACTACCTTCACGTGCAGCACTGGAAGGTTCAAATTTAGCACCACCAAGAGCCCATGCGATAGCATCTAATATGGATGTTTTCCCTTGGCCATTCTTCCCACCAATAACTGTTAGACCATTTTCTGTAGGTTCATATGAAACGGCTTTAACTCGCTTCACATTTTCTAGTTCAAATGAATTGATTTTAATCTTGTCCATTATGTTTACCTTTCTTGTATTAGTAATCTTGTACTTGGAATATTGATTCTATGGGAACCTTAAGACCATCTGCAATTAGGACAGCTGTTTTAAATCTAGCTACTTTCTCGTCTCTTAAATAGCTATACAGTGTGACGTAATGCACTCCACATATTTCAGCAGCACCTTGTACATTTAGCTTTCTCTTAGCTAGTAAAGCTTTGAATTCATCATGCTTTAACTTATACCCGAATCTATTGCCCCATGAGTTTTGCTTTATAGTCGTATGCTTAAATATGGAGTTAAAGGACATTCGTAGGTTTTTAGCTATGAGTTCTGCGGTAGATATGCGGCAACAGTCACCGCGATTTAACTTGATAATTCTAGGACTAATACCGACTTCATGACACCATGTAACAAATCCGTATGGCGTGCGTTCATAGACTAACTCTTTTAGGTCTAGCCCCTTTCTTAGTACAGCCATGTGCATCACTGGATGTGGGCCACTATAGTCTTTCATAACTAATCACCTCACCAAATAAAACGGGAATTTGCACTTGAAATATCGATGCTATGGATTGAGCAGTGTTATAGTCTACTCTGTTACCAAGCAGTAATCTTCGCATGGTAGATTTCGATAGTTTCGCAGCGTCTTGTATTGACTTCTGCGTTTTATACTCATCTGCCTTAGCGTTCCATAACTCATAGAACACATCCTGGCGTAGTCTGTAGTTACGCTCAGTGCGTGCCATGTAACTGCCTCTTAAGATATGCAATACGTTCATGTTGGTTAGCAGATATGATCATGAGTAGACCTAGTAAGCCTTGCATAAAGAATCCGCCAAATGTAACTCTGTCTAATTGAAGGGAGCCCATAGCGCCTACGATTAAGATAAATCCGATTATTTTGATTGCAGTCATCATTCTTGTACACCTCGTTTATTAATGAATCTGAGCCTCTTTGAACTCTTTATCTATACGGCTAGCCGTCCATCCTAGTGTGTTAGCTAGGTAGAATCGGAAGCCCTCTTTATCTATGGAGAAAGTTCTGCCTTTCTTACCTTGGCATTGCCAACATTGAGCGAATGGGAACTTGTCCCTGGCGATACATTCACGTACCGCCGTTAGTGACCATCCTAGGACAGTGGCCATTTGGCAAACTGCGATTGTTTTCTTTATCATGACTACCTCCTATTTAGTAACTAATGCTTTTAATTCAGCTACTTCCTTACGAAGTTGTTCGAGCTCGCCATTCTTAGCTTGTGGCTCATATTCGGAACCTTTACCTGTACGGAAGGCAGCATTGATATTGAATTGAGTTTCACCGCCTAGTGTGATACCGAAGCCTAAACGTACTTTTTCATTAGGGCTGTAGAACGCACCGAGTGCCACTGCATTAGCATTTCTGTAATGACCATAGCTAATAGCGAAGTTGCCTTTGTCATCCTTGTTGTATTCAAGAGGATGTAGACCTGCTAGTGCTGCAGAGCTTGCACCTAATTTATTCATGCGTTGGTTTACGTTATTGAAGTGGTTACCCAAGTTATCGATACGTTGGTTAGTATCAGACACACGATCATTTACTTGGCTAATAGCAGTAGTATTAGCATCTGTTTTAGCTACTAAGTTGTTTACTGTATTAGCTGTTGCATTTGCCTTACCTTTGAGGTCTGCGATGTCTTTTGTATTTACCTTTACTTGACCTTGGGTAGTAGTAAGTGCACCTGCTAGATTGTTAATAGCAGTAGTATTAGTGTTAACAGTGCCTTCAAGGTTATTAATGCGGTTAGTGTTAGCGCCAATATTATTAGCATTTCGATTAATTTGTTGAGTATGCGCATTTACTGTGCCTCCAATGGTATTAACTTCATCTACTACTGCGTAAAGTTGACTACCGTTAATAGCGTCTAAGCTATCCGCTTCAACTCTGCCGGCGCTAACGTTTTGTAATTGTCTATTGTAGTAGGTAACACCGCCTGCGCCTGCACGGTTACGAGCACCGAAGCTAACCACGCTAGCCGGTTGTTCTCCTGCGAAGATGTGGCGAGTACCATTGATGTCGATACCATCTACTCCTACCGCATCATCTGTAACGGAGTTTGTGCCGATAGCTACAGAGTTTTGTTTATCCGCGATGATGTTATTGCCTACACCTACTGCATCCCAAGCGGTTACTACAGCATGAGTGCCTAGTGCCATTGCACCTTGACCACCGACAGTGCTATTAGCACCAATTACAGTTTGTTCTTGACTGTTATCTACGCTTGTGTTGTTATAGCCAATAAATGTACTTTGACCGGCGTTGATAGTACCATTGTTAGAACCGATTACTACGTTGTTATCACCTACCACGTTGTTATCACGGCCAAGAACAATAGTGCTTGCGCCACTAACAGTTGTGTTTACGCCCAATGCAGCACTGTTATAGCCATTGACTGTAGGTGCAGTTGTGTTAGGCTCTACAGGGCCTGTAACTACACCAGATGCGAATACGTTAACCGCCAATGCGGAGATGATAGATGTTGTTGCGAGTACTTTATTTGTTTTCATGGATAATTACCTTTCATTGTTGTATACTTAAGTTAATCGAAATATTTTTTGATTGAGCCTCTTCGGTATTTGCGGTACCGAGGGGGCTATTTTGTACGTCTAGCGTAGAGTGTTTGACCATTCTGTCTAACAGGTAACGCCCGTTCCTTAGTGCTCATTTCTTGGTGCGTAGATACTAATGCGATCCTTACACTAATTAGGTCTGCTACACTTTGGACTTCTTCCAAGTAGCCATTATCAAGAGTACTTATGATGTATCTATCTAATGCTGCGACTACTGGAGCTATGTCCGGTACTTGTTTATTCATAGTAAATACCTCCATTGCTTTATATTTCGGACAGTTAGGTTAAAAAAATTTGCTCGAGACCAAGCTCTGTAGACAATGCTTTCTTAACCATCACTGCTTCAGGGAATGTAAATGGGCGTTTACCATTCATCTTTTCGTTTAGCGTTTGATACTTAAGACCAGTCTCTCTCGCTAAGTCTTTACGTGACCACCCCTTTCGAGCTAGTTCTGCGTTAAGATTTGGATACATTAATTTCACCTCCTTGTTATGAATTAATATATTTGATGTCCGATATTTCGGATATCCTGTGACTTAAGTATAGCTTTATATTTCGGACATGTCCAATAAACAGTTGTTAAAGTTTAGTTTAAACATAATTGAATATTGAAATATCGGATTTATATATATATATTCATAACTCATTATTGAAATATCAGACAGTGCATATTATAATTTACATATATAGTTAATTGATAGGGAGCTATTATCATGACTAGAGAAGAATATTTAAAAGGTAAGATTAAAGAATATGGGATGACTCAGCGAGAATTCGCCGCTAACATAGGGATGCCTTCTTCAACATTGTTTTCCATATTGCGCAATGTAGGAGGTGCATCAATAGATAATATTATAAAGATATGCAAAGGTTTAAATATTAGCCCTGAAGAATTAGCCAATGTAGGAGAACCTATCCTAACACCTAATGAACGTAAAGGCTATTATGCTGATGCAGAAGCGGCTGAATTTGCTGAATACCTACGCACACGCCCAGGTGCACGCATGTTATTTTCTGCTGCAAAGGATATTAGTAAGGAGGATATGGAGAAAGCTGTAGAGTACATTGAGCTACTAAAACTAAAAAACAAATAATACACAAGGGAGAGTGTTATATTGGTTGTAAATTTGATTTACTGTGACTTGCCACATGCCAATGCCGTGTCAGAGGAATGTGAAGATATAGATACCCATAATATCTATATAAATAAAAACCTCTCGCACGACCGCATGCGAGAGCAGATTAAGCATGAATTAATTCATATTGTGAATGATGATTTCTATTTAGAACACCATGTTAACCTAGTTGAGGAGATGGTGCGACGATCAACACTTAATGAAAGTGAACTTGAATTCATAGAGTTTTATCATCATTTCATTGATAACTAAGGGAGATATAAAAATGAAATTACGTAAATTGTTGCCTTTAATGGCTTTACTCAGCCTATCTATAAGTACTTCCTTTGCCGCACAGTTTATCGATGTAACTTCGGATACGTACAACAAAATATGGAGTGTTGGCCAATCATATAAGACGGACCGCAAATTAGAAAATCCTGTCAATTACGGTGTTGAACTCCGGAGTGGCGCAGGCGGTGCGGCCGTATTAGTTACACCTGGCACAATCGCAAAGTACATTGCTTACTCTAAAGACGAGCGCCTAATATTTCCTGGAGAAGCATTTAAGAGCGCAGTAGTAAATAGCAATGACTATGTATATATTGCCACTTATGCAATGCATCTTAAGAACCCATTAGCCGGTACTGTAGCTCAACAAGTGCCATCGCAACGATTATTAATTGAAAAAGACGGTAAGTATGTTATACCAGAACAGATGAACCCTGTTATTTATGACGCGATGCCACATAGCTATGCGGTTGTGTATTACGCTTTCCCTAAAAATGTAGTGCTTAACACACCGTATACAATTAAGTTCATCAACGGCAATGGTGATAAAATTGAAATCCCTATTACTACAGAAAAGATTGCGGATATCATCAATAAAGAAAATGAATTAGTATATAAGCATAATTAACAAAAAAAATAAGCCCTCACCGCAGTGAGGGCTATTAAAAATTTCATACCTTAGAGGTACTCTATTTTTACTCCACAATTATTATAGCATACCTCTAAGGCTAATCACTATACCAAGGAGGTATATATTTATGGCCATGAAAAGAGCAAACGGTTCTGGATCCGTTTACAAAATGAAACATAAACCCTTACGCAAGCCTTACCGTGCGGTCGTAACGATTGGCTACGATGAGACCGGCAAGTGTAAGCGTAAGACGATTGGCTATTATGCTAAATCAAAAGAAGCATGGGACGCCTTATCAGAGTATGGTATCTACCCAGAAAAGTTCGAGACGAAGAAGGTATTATTTAGTGAATGTTGGCGTTGGATGATAGCTGACAAAGAACGAAAAGGAATAGACGTCAAAAAAGGCGGATATTCGACCGCACAAGCGAAGTTAACCTCGATTTGGAATAAACCTATACAAGAAATCAAACTCGTGCACCTACAAGCTATAATTGATGAAAATAGCCATTTAAGTCGCTCATCTATAGCTATCATATTAAAAGGATTGAATGGCGCCTTTGAGTCCGCTATTAAGAACGATATCATCGTTAAGAACTATGCAGCACTCCTTGAATTAAAACCGGCTGAGAAGTCAGACATCCATAAGCCATTTACAGAGGCTGAAATTCAAACCATATGGGAACATGCTCACCTAGATATAGCCAAGCTCCTATTAATGTATATCTACTCCGGTATGCGACCAATAGAGCTTCTATCCATCAAACTTGAAAACGTGCACCTGGAGGAACGATATATCATTGGTGGTGTAAAAACAAAAGCCGGCAAGGATAGATTAATACCTATTGCCGACTGCGTTATGTCTTTTTATCGCGAAATTTACACCAAGGCGAGCGTTTCTAAATCTGATACACTTATCCCTCAAGGGTATACATCAAAGTATCTAGGAAAGCCAATAAAACGATTTTGTAAAGAAGTCGGTATATCTGACCACTTACCACACGATACTAGACATACGTTTGTAACCTTGGCCAGTAATTATGGAATGGATCGTTACGTTCTAAAAGCTATCGTTGGCCACACACAAAGTAAAGACATTACTGCAGATGTGTATACCCATAAAACGATTGAGCAGTATATCGAAGAAGTAAATAAAATACCGTCATCATTTAGTTAA